GTAAGTGTAATTTGGGAAAACGTATGAACTATACTACTCATATATAGCAACGGTGACGCATGCTATCTTAGTAGTCGCACGACTGTGCAACATGCGAACTACTGATAAGCGGCACGCGCAATAGCTCTGTTTATCGGACCTTGTATTGGAGCAACGCCGAAAAGTTCAAACTGCGGCTGCAACACAGTATAAACATCTGCCAATGCTGACAATAACGTAATAATCATCACGTCATCTCTATCAGATGGTGGATAAATCGGTGGCATTACATTTGGTAAAGTTGTACGATTTAAAATCGCCGCTCGCAAACCGTGCCAAGTTGGATCCCTGTATGAATACACATTATACATATCTGAATGCAATGTTGAAGTCTGATCCAAAGTTTTATCCAATGAAATATACCAAACAACCTCGATACTAATCATCCCTTGCGCGCCCGCCGGATTATGTACAGTAATCGGGTTCATTCCATTCCAGGCAACCACACGCCCTGGCCGCATCTCGACGCCACCAACTGAAAGAGTCATACCTTGAGGCGAATTCTGTGAATTACCCTGAACGCTAGCGAATGTTGCTAATCTTCGCCATACAAAGTAGATCATGACTGGATCGCCTCTTCCTTGAAAGGCTCCCTGTATATCGCCTCTCGCGTTCCCTGCTAATGACACTTGAATCGTGGTTGAATTTACCACCGCTGTAGTGATGCCACCCCCGCCTCTCTGAAAGTATCTCCCTGGCTGGTTTACGTCTGCGGTTTCCATGAAAAAGCCGTTTACTTGTCTGTCTGGTCCCCACGTTGCCGTCTCACCAGTTATTCTTGCCACCTTCGATGCAGAATCTACTGAAAATGGAATCTGTGCTTCAGCTAATACACTCAAAGTTCCCAAATGTTGAACATAATGTGGTGATACAATACCCAAATTGATGTTTGCTGCTGCTAAAGCCATATCTAAGCACATAAAAAACATATCGTTCCGCTGCTCTTGTGAGGCCGGTCTCATTACCACGCCACGTAATGTTATCCCATTATATCTAGTTGTCACTATTCCTAATGTTTCCATCACTTCCGCCTGTAACGTGGCTCTCGGTTCTTGCATCGTCACACATGCTCGCATGACCGTCAAAGCTCTTGCTGCGATGGGGTCCATCTTCACCAAATTTTTAC